TTGAGCTTCCGTGATGTCCTCAATCAAGCGGCTATACTCATAGTGCTTGTTCACCAAAACCTGTTGCTCAGATTCGGTGGCAGCAATGAGCGTCACTTGGGTGGAAGCAGCCTTAGCAGACGCCGAACCACGGGTGGGTTTCGGAATATGCAGGGTGTCACCCTTCTTGCCTTTGAAAGACATCTTGTTAACGAGATTGGCCATAACAAGGTTCTTCTTGTAAGCCGCGATGATTTCGTCAGACCACAACTCAGGGATAAAGGTTGCTGCGGTCGTGTTAGTTACATGGTTAGTACCTAGTGCCATGATAATTTCCTTTCAGAATGATTTTAACGTCTGACCCTTCCCTCTGCATATGCTGCCATAATCTCAGGCTGTAGTGCCATATACCGTTCCGGGTCACGAAGGTTTAGATTTTCGATGTCAGCGTGACGATAGTACTTCTTAGATCGGGGTTCCGCGCTCCCCACTGCTGACCCTGTGGCGGCTTCCTTGATAGCTTGTTTGCGCTGTTGCTTGTTTTCTTCTGTCTTCTTAGCCACAATTTGATTGCGCTCTTTCCAAACAGACAGAAGCTCATCAGCAGCGTCAAAGTCATACTCTTGGTCAGCCTGTACCATCAGTTTGGTTCTGACAGAACTGGCTTTCACCCAATCAACAAACTTTTCATCATTGACAATGGAAGTATAGTCAGGATGGGCTTGTTGTAATTTGGTGAGTGCCTGAGCAGCCTTCATCTGTTGAGAGATTTGCTCCAGTTCTTTGAACTTGGGGTGCTCTCTAAACTTCTTTTCAAACTTGCTTTCAACGAATTTCTCAGGGTTGTCTAAGAAATCTATCTCTTCTTCTACATCAGGGGCTTGTTTTGCGACAGTTTGAGCTTCCTGGAATTGTTGGAACTGACGCTTGAGTTCTCCGATTTCACTGCCCTGCCGTCCAAAAGCCTTCTCGACTTCTTGGTGCATCTTGATAATGTCCTTAACAGACTTACCACGATACTTTTCAGGGATGTCATCGTCTTCCTCTTGCTGAGGTTCTTCAGTTTGCGCTTCCTCGACTTGGCTTTCTTCTTCCTCAAAGCTCAACTCGTCTTGCGTCTGTTGTTCCTCTTCGTTCTTTACTTCCTCTTCGCTGCTGTCAATAAAATTTGCCATACTAAAAACTCCGTGCTAAAAAGCATTATGGAAAAAAATTACTCAGAACGTCTCCGTTCATGTGCTATCTTCTCGTTTCGCTTGCGTTCCCAACTATGGTAGGCTCCGGGAAAACTACCTGTAACGCCCTCTAACTTTACAAGTGGTTTGCTCACTACACGAGTAGCTGTGTTGTCACAAATTCGGCAGCGGATTGTGCGGTATTCCTCGTCCACATAAGCCTCAGAGTTGTGACCCTCTGTACAGACAAATTCATAAATCCTCTTCATGCTGCCTCACGTTGAAAGTCTTCGTAACTGTTTACGATGGTTTCTTCGTAAGACAAGATGCGCTGGATCGCCTCAACTTGTCCTTTCCTAAACCAAAACTGGTTACCATCCGTAATGGTGGTTATGTTTCCTAGTATGTCTAGGTTGTCACCTATATCTTCTAGGAACTGTTTCCACCCCGGTGAGGCAAAAAGTTCTAGTAAGTTTTCGTAGTATTCTTGCAATTCTTTGTCCATCTCTTTATCCTTTCCTTGGAGAGATGGCATATATTATACCACAAAAAGTATTATTTGTCAATACTATTGTTTCATTTTGCCAGCCATTTGTGCCATGGCAATGCGTTCATTAGACTGAATATCCTGCTCTTTAAGTAGTAATTCAGCCACCTTGGCACGGCGTTCAAACTCTTTATCGTCCTCTTCACCCGGCTCAAGGTTGGTAGCTAGGGCAGCAGCCAACTTAGCCTGTACAACCTGTGGCTCCAATTGAGCCTCTACAGCGTACTTGTTAGCACGTGCAGCACTCTCTTGTGCCTGAGCCTGTACAAGGGAGATTTGAGCCGCCTGAGCCTCCATCTGAGCCTGTGCCTGCATCTGTTGCATTTGTTCTGCCTCAGGGTTGGGCTGGGACAGCTGTTGCATTTGGGCAATGAGTTCTTCACGGTTGGACAGACCCATGTTGTCAATGATAGCGGTCACTAACATTGGGTACATCGGGCTGTCTTGTCCAAGGGTTTGCAATAGTTGTACCAATTGTGTTACCTCGTACTCACGGGCAATGACACCCAAGCTGCTAGAAGCTACAAACTTGAAGTCCTGAACCGGGTAGTTGTCCGGGTCATACTGCATATAGCGCCAAGCGGTCTTCTGAATCATAGGAATCAGGAAACTTTCTTGGAAATTGATAAGGGTTCGTTTGTGACGCTTGATGATGGCACCCAAAGACATGGATACAGCACCCGCAGCAGCGTCACCGTTGATGGAACCGGGGATACCAGCGGCGTCAATCGCCCCAGTAGCCATCTGAACCATCTTCATCAGGTCGCCAGCTTGGCTAAACGTAACTTGGTCAAGAGAACCAAACTTGAATGGCGTTAAAATCTCGTTAGGGTTGCCGTTGGTCAGGATGGTTTTGCCTGGACGCACCTCAAGACGTGCGCCACGGGGCATACGTGAGGCGTCCATAGCCAGCATGGGGTGAACAGTAAGGGCTAGGGCGTCAATGCGAGCGCGCATCTCTGAGTCCAAAGCCTTCTGACTGTTGTAGCCCTTCTCACAGATGCCACGTCCCCAAAAGCGACCGGGCACAATGTCCCACGGAAAAGCCACCACAGGGCGATCTTGCATCATGAAGGGGTTACGCTGCACTTTTAGCAACGAACCACCGTTGGCAAGCACCACCATAGCCTCTACGTAGCCATCTTCCTCGTCTACGCCCTCTTCGTCCTCTTCATCTTCGGTGAGGTCGTCGTCATCACTGGGTTCTTTTAGTGCTTTGTTGAACAAACTGGCAGGAACCAACCCATAATACTTGGTCAGCCTTACCTTGTCCTCGTCAAACGTAGCCAATTCCTTGTCAGGCTCAAGGTCTGTGTCCTGTTCTGCACCCTCAATGTCCACATCCCGGTAAATACCTTTAATAATTGCCATCTCTACTTGGTGCTTTGGCACAAACTCATCAATGATGACACCCAAAGCCTCATCAATTGAGGGGCTAACAGGGTCAATGAGGAAGTTTTGTGGCTGGATGGGACGTAGTTTAACTACTACACGGGTTCTTTCTTGCACACCAACAGCCTGCATGGCACCATCCATAACAGGTTGGGTAGCTGGCACCAGTTCTTTTACCTCATCTAACACCAATTCACCTACACCTGTACCATAAACAGCACTGTTTAGGACACATTCTGCAATAGATTTACGTGTCTTGGTAAACTTAAAGTCTTCAATTAGCTGTTCACGCATGTAAGCAGCGTCAGCAGGTTGCTGGTCTTTGCGGTCATCCTTGATGTCAAACCACTTGCCACGACCAAACGTAGCCTCCTCAACCTCCGACACAGCAGATTCCACCGCTTGCTGCAAGGCAGGACTGATCAAGCGGCTACGTTCACTCTCACGGGTTTTGTCTTCAGCAGCCCAAATGCCACGCCATAGGCGATAATATTCATCAAACTTCTCTTGATAGTTGGATTGATAATGGTCACGCCAAGACTCTGCTTTGTCCATCACCCAGTCTTCTAGGCGTTGTTCAGTGTATTTCTTTTCTTCCATTATGGTTCCTTTTAATAGCCTGCTACGGCGTCAAGCATTTCGTAATTGTCTTCTTCAAAGTCAGAAAAGTAACTGACCTTGGCTAGTTGTTCAATGTAGGACAGAGAGTCCACCAAGTCATCATGCACCAGCGGGTTAGGAAACTGGAACAACTGGTCGAGGAACTCCATGTTCCACTTACCTTTGTTCAACGTAACGTACCCATTCTCAAACCTACCCTGCAACGACCACACAATGCGGTCTGTCTTCTTCTTGTTTCCGTGGCTTAGTTCTTCAACCCGGAAGAAGGTTTGGGTTCTACGCATGATGTCACTGAGGTAGGGCATAACAGCTTGCTTGGCTATCCCCTTCTCTATTCCTGTGGCAACTGGTTCATACTTTTTGACAGCATCAAATATCTTCTTAGCCGTCTCCTTTACGTCCCACCTACCATAAATAATTTCTTCAACATACCAACCATCTTCGTTAGCCTTCACCACGCTGATGGCTGTACTGTCCAACTTCTTGTTCTTTGTCTTCTTAGCGCCCTCATCTTCAAAGCCTGCCAAGTCAATGGCAATGTAATAGTCGCCTTGGCTGGGTGCCTCTTCGTCAAACTTTACCCATTCTTCTTTAAACAGCTCTCCACCCAGTGCTTCAAAACTTGCCATAAATTCTTGACGGAAAGCAAATGAAGACATACTTTTCTTAGCTGCTTCAATTTCTGCTGGATCAAGGATAGGGTTATCAAAAGAGGTGAAATGAAAACTTGTAAACGAGTCGTCATCTCCTTTTTGACCATAGAGATAAAGTTCATAGAAGTGGTTCCTTCCCATAGGTGTACCAATGAACAAAGCCTGTCCCTTTTGGTCAGCCAAGGCAGGGCGTAAGATTTGTTCCCACACCTCAGGCTTCATGTCAGCATACTCGTCCATTACCAAATACTTTAACGAGACACCCCGCATGGTTTCAGGACGGTCAGCACCTTTAAGAGAAATCGTGGCTCCATTGATCAGTTTGATTTGTAAGTTGTTAATGTGGCTACCCTCTATAACAGGATGCCCGACCTCCAGGAGAGTTTGCCACATAATGTCTCGGGCCTGACCTTGCGTAGGAGCCACGTAAAACACATGCCCTCTTTCCGTCTGCAA